CAGGATGCCGATTTGCCGTATGTAGAGATTGCCAGCATGGAGGACTTACGTGAGGCTTACAGTTGGGTGCTGGAGTCCGAGTACAAGAGCGTGGCGCTGGATAGCATCTCGGAGATTGCCGAGGTTTGCCTGAACCATGAGAAGAAGGTCAACAAAGACCCCCGCGCTGCTTACGGCGCAATGCAGGAACAGATGGCCGACATCATCCGCGCATTCCGCGACATCCCAGGACGCCATGTCCTGATGACTGCAAAGCTGGAGAAGACCCAAGACGAGATGGGGCGGGTGCTGTACAGCCCATCCATGCCGGGCAACAAGACCGGCCAGGCGCTGCCCTACTTCTTTGATGAAGTGCTGGCGCTCCGGGTTGAGAAGGATGCCGAGGGCAACACCCAACGCGCTTTGATGTGCGACTCTGACGGGTTGTGGCTGGCTAAGGATCGCTCTGGCAAGCTGGCTGCATGGGAAGCGCCTGACTTGGGCGCAATCATCGAGAAGATTGGCGGTGTGGCATGAAACGCGCAATGGAGTTCTTCTATAGCCGCGCCACAAGCATTTCTGCCTTTGGTGCAAATGAAGATGCCCCGGCAAGCCTGCTGGTTAACGCTAGCCCACCGGGCGCGACGATAAGCCTGCATTTGACTATCTTGCAGGCCGAAGAGTTGCGGGACATGCTTAACAAAGCGTTGGTATGGATCAAAAACGAAATTAAAGAGGAGTTACTGGCATGAACACTATTTATCAACGCTGGCTTAACGCCAAGAAATTGGAAGCCGCTGCGGTGGCCGAGCGCCGCGAACTTGAAGACGACATGGTCAAAGAGTTTAGTTTGCCAAAAGACCTCGACGGCACAGTCAATCAGGAGGTTGACGGTTACAAGATCAAGATTGAGGGCCGCATCAATAAAAAGATCGACGCCGACAAACTGCAAGTTCTGGCGTTTGAGGCTGGCTTGTCGGAACACTTGTCCAGCCTGTTCCGTTGGAAACCAGAAATCAATGCACGGGTGTGGAATGCGGCATGTGACGCCGTAACCGCGCCGCTGCTCGGTGCTATTACGTCCACCCCCGGACGCCCTACTTTCACAATCACAAAGGAGTAAACATCATGGCATTTTTGGATGAAGAATACAGCGTGGATACGCTGCCCCAAGGCACCAGCAACTTTGAGCCACTGCCGGAAGGGTGGTACAACGCCGCCATCACCGGCGCGGAGATCAAGGCTACCAAGGCGGGTGACGGCAAGTACATTGCTTGCAAGTACACCATCACCGGGCCATCGCATCAGGGCCGGGTCATCTTTGGCAATCTGAACATCAAGAACGCTAGCACCAAGGCAGAGGAGATTGGACGGCAACAGCTTGGCGAAATCATGCGGGCGATTGGCCTGGCTAAGGTAAGCGACACTGACCAGTTGATCGGCGGTAACTTGGGCATCAAGTTGATTGTCAAGACTGGCGAGTACGCAGGCAACGAGGTCAAGGGCTACCGTGCCATTGGTGGTGTGGCCCCGGCTGCTGTGGCACCGTTTAAACCTATGGGTGCTGTTGCTGGTGCGCCTGCGGCACCGGCCAAGTCTGCGCCACCTTGGGCGAAGAAATAAGCAAAAAAAAGACCCCGCTGATTAGAGCGGGGTCAATCCAACTTAGGAGCAACACACATGAAAATACCAGAGCCCGAGGTTACCATAAGCGGCTTGATTGACAAAGCCCATGAGGCAAGGCTAGAGAAGCCCCGCGCCCATATGGGTTGCAGCACTCTCGGCCACCAGTGCGAGCGCTCGCTCTGGCTGTCGTTTCGTTGGGCAGTGCAGGAACAGTTCAAGGGCCGCATCTTGCGCCTGTTCCGGCGTGGTCAGAACGAAGAATCCACCATCATTAGCGACCTCCGCGCTATCGGCATGAGCGTGAGCGGCACCCAGCGCCGGGTGGACTTTGGTAGCCATGTGTCGGGTAGCCTAGACGGCATCGGTAAGGGTGTGCCCGGCGCGCCAAAGACAGAGCATGTGCTGGAATTCAAGACCCACAGTCTCAAGTCGTTCAACGACCTAGAAAAGCATGGCGTGGCAAAGAGTAAGCCCATGCATTACACACAATGCCAAGTCTACATGCATGGCACCGACCTGAAACGTGCGCTGTACGTTGCCATCTGCAAAGACGACGACCGGATCTACACCGAGCGGCTTGAGTACGACAAGGACCATGCGGTGAAGGCTATTGCCAAGGGCCAGCGGCTGGCGCTGACTGACCGCTTGCCACCACCTATCAGCACTGATCCGACATGGTTTGAATGCAAGATGTGTCCGGGCCACGACTTCTGTCACGGCAGCAAGACCACCAAGCAAGTCAATTGCCGTACCTGCGCCCACATCACGCCATTGTCTGACAGTACATGGCATTGTGCGAGGTGGGACGATGTTGTACCGATTGACGCGCAGCACACGGGCTGCGAGAACCATGTACTGCATCCGGACTTGGTGCCGTGGAAACAACTTAATGGGCCGAGCTACTGGGTGGCAGTTTATGAGATTGAAGGCAAGCCGGTGCTGAACGGCAAGCCAAGTGAGGGGGTGTATGGTAGCAAAGAACTGTTGGCTAACCCTGCGGCTTGTGCCGAGGGCGATCCGCTGTTGATGGGGATGCGGAAGGAATGGGATGGTCGGATATGCTGAGAGAGTACCAACAACGCACCATAGACCAGCTTTACGCCTGGTTTGAAGCAGGCAACACCGGCAACCCTTGCTTGGTGCTGCCCACCGGTTCCGGCAAGTCTCACATCATTGCCGCACTGTGCAAAGATGCGCTGCAATCGTGGCCTGAAACGCGCATTTTGATGCTCACCCATGTCCGCGAATTGATCAGCCAGAACGCTGAAAAAATGCGCCAGCACTGGCCCAATGCGCCAATGGGAATCTACAGCGCCGGGCTGGGCCGCAAGGAATTGGGGGAGCCCATCACGTTTGCAGGCATCCAGTCGGTGCGGAGCAAGGCGCGGCAGATAGGGCATGTTGACTTAGTGATCATTGATGAATGCCACCTGGTGAGCCACAAAGACGAGGGAGGCTACCGGACATTGCTTAATGACCTGCGGGTCATTAACCAGAACCTGCGGGTGATCGGGTTGACCGCCAGTCCGTACCGCCTGGGTCACGGCTACATTACCGACGATCCAGCCATCTTTGATGCTCTGATTGAGCCGGTAAGCATCGAGGAACTGATCTTCAAAGGGTTTTTGTGCAACCTGCGGAGCAAGCTGACCACCACCAAGTTGGAAGTTGACGGTGTGCATAAGCGGGGCGGGGAATACATTGAATCAGAGTTGCAGGCAGCGGTGGACACCGACGACAAGAATTCCAAGGTCGTGGCCGAAATCATCAAGCTGGGGGCCGAGCGTAAATCATGGCTGGTGTTTTGTGCTGGTGTGGCCCATGCGAACCATGTCAAGGATGCGATGGTGGCGCAAGGTATCGTGGCCGAGTGCGTGACCGGCGAAACACCGAGCGCAGATCGCGACCGTATGCTGACTGAATTCAAGTTAGGCAAGATCCGGGCGCTTACCAATGCCAATGTACTGACAACTGGTTTCGACGCGCCAGGCATTGATCTGGTGGCTATGCTGCGCCCTACGATGTCACCCGGCCTGTACGTGCAAATGGCCGGGCGTGGCCTGCGGATTGCCGATGGTAAGACGGACTGCCTAGTGCTGGACTTTGCGGGTGTGGTGGAACAGCATGGGCCCATCACCGCCGTTCGAGCGCCACCGAAAAAAGGCGACAAGGTAGGTGAAGCGCCGGTGAAGGTGTGCGACAACTGCCAGGAGATATGCGCCCTATCGGTTCGGGTTTGTCCGGCCTGCGGGGCCGAGTTTCCCGAGCCGGAGCGCCCACCGCTGAAACTGAGCAACCTAGACATTATGGGCGTGGAGGGCATTGACATGGATGTGAGCGCTTGGACCTGGCGTAAACATATCAGTCGCGCCAGTGGCCGGGAGATGCTCTCGTTGACCTACTACGGGGGTCTATCCGATATCCCGGTAACCG